TCATTAACTGCAGCTGATACTTTAGCTCCATCCATAAATACGTCACCTTTTTGACTCGTTACCATTATTAATTTTTCTAATAATTCTTCTACTTTACTCTTACCACCTGTACTTGTATTTTGAGTGATATTACCTTTTTTAGCTATTAAATTATCATCAGGATGTGTTTCTATCATCTGACCATCCTTGGTCATAATCATGTCATTAACTTTCTTTATAGGTGAATTAGCTTTTGGTGTAATACCACCTTTATCAAACCATGTACTAGGTGATGACCATTCAAAACCTTCTTTCTCTTCAGTATAATTATGTACTGGATTTAATCCAAGTTGATTTCCTGTTTTAGCTGTAGCGTACATTGTCATAGCACTATGAAGTGGTTTACTGTGAGCTTTTCCTCCGAATCCTAACGTAGCTACATCTTGCAATTGTTGATCCATGCCTTTGAACCAACTTGAATTAGCGAATCCAGCTCCTGCGTCTGCGCCTTTACCTACCTGTCTTAATCCTGCTCCTATAGGTCCTCTCATTTTATCAGCACCTTTAGCCCATTTTCCTACAGTTGCAAATGATCCTGCTACTGGAATAGCTGCTAATCCAGATAGACCTGCCATCTTATATGCTTTTTTAGCTGCATCATCATCTCCTTGCTGTTTTGCATGTTTAGCTTCCATTGTATACCATAACACGTTTAACAAATCAGGTATCGCTCCTAGCACTGGAACAAATCCTGCAACGTCAAGTGCAAGGTGACCTATAGACGATAAAGTTTTGTAATCAGGCATCGTTCCTGGTTGCATTGCCTGCCAGTCGGCTATTGATTTATCTTTCATGGCGGCTTCAGCTTGTCTATCAGTTTGTTGTCTAGTTAATCTTGCTTTGTGGAATTTGTTAGGATCAAATTTTCCATCGTACGTCATCTCGGCTTGTTGACCACCTTTGCTTGTTATCTGATTATACCCATCACCTAACCCGTACTGCCACGTAGCAGTATTTACATTATATGTTTCTGGTGCTTTGCCTGATGCTTTTCCATATTTAGATGCAGCAGCTTTAGTAGTATATATACCTGATCTTTCTTTGTTTATATCGAACTGATAATCTGCCCAATGATCAGGACCCCATCCGTACTGCTCTTTTGCTGCTTGTGATTGTCCCCATGCTCCTGTTCCGCTAGAGCCAACAGGATATTTATCTATTAACGATTGTGATGGAGTTTCTCCACCGTGCATATAATAGCCATTAGTAACACCTCCATCTCCAAATGCAATACCTCCACCAGCTTCATTCATCTGTGATAGTGTGTTTTTAAACATTGCAGTAGAACGTTTATTTATTACTGCTTCACCACCTTCCATTTCACCAAATTTAGTTTGAATACCCCCTGATGCATGTGAGGGTCCATTAAGTAATCCACCGTCTGCTAGTTTTTTTTCTACTTTATCAACATTTGTGACTTTCATTACCTTACCACCATCTATAGTGGTGATAGCTTCATCAACTTTCATTTTCTTATTTGTTGCAATTATATTTTTATTTACAATTTTAGTTTGTTCAGCTAGCTCAGTATTCAAGTTCGTTTGAATATCCTTTTTTAGATAATGAATAACATCTTCAATAACATCAGCTGTAAGTCCGTCGTCAGTTACAAATGCATTAATTTCAGTACCTGCTCCTTGCAATGCTTTAGCAATTTGAGCATCAGTGAATTCTAACCCAGTAGATTCATCAATCAATTGCTTTGCTAAGGTATGAAATTCATCTCGGAAAAGATTGACTGCATCACCGGTGAAATATGCATTTACACCATCAACTGCATCTCTTTTCCCATTAACCCCTTCAACAAATGCTTCTATATCAGCTCTACTTACTAGATCAAGACTACTAATTTCACTCTGTCTATTCTCTATACCCATCTGCCTTCCACTATAACCAGATTCTTCGTTTAACCTATCTATCTCATTCTGTTTAGCTTTTGCAAAGTTGTCTAGTTTTGTAGTAGCTCCTCGGGTTGCAATATTCATCAAGTCGATGTCACTTGCACCATTTCTAACATGCTTGTTCCATTCATTCTCAGTAACATAACCTGCCTTTATAACTTTGTCTTTAAATGTCTTTAAACCTTCTTTAGATAAATCATCTGTACCGCCTGATAATTCCTTGAAGCTAGCTATAATACTAGAATGAACTTTCTTTTCAGCGTACATCATCTTATTTGATTCAACTCTCTGCATACGGTTCATCTGCTCCTGCTGACGTTGTAAATTCTTACGTGATTTATCTAATTCATCATCAAATATACCAGTTTCTGCAACTAAATGTCCTCCTATATATCCAATAGCAGCTCCAACACCTGTTCCAATACCAGGTAGAATCATAGTTCCAATTGCAGCACCAAGAGCTGCTCCACCTAAGCCTGATTTAGCTGCACCCTTTTCTCTACCAGATGCATCACCTTTTAAAGTTGCTACATCGTAAATTCCTTTTCCAATAATTGCTGCTCCTGCTAATCCTCCCATTAAAGCTCCTCCTGCAGATGAACTTAATCCTCCCATACCTTTTACACTGGCTTTTCCAAACATTTTAGAGCCTACATTTTGCATTACTCCACCTCCAAACTTGTTACCTTTAAGTCGCAAATCTGGTGTACCATCAGATTTTAACCCACCGCTCAACATTTTCTTCAACCCACCAAACATACTTGACATTCCTCCACCCATCGATACAAACATAGGTGTAAGTGGTGAAGAACCTAGAAGTAACTTAGTACCCAAAAGTACTGCAATACCTTTTCCGATTGTTTTACCAACACCCTCAGCTTTTCCATAGCTTCCAGAAAAATCTTTTGAAGCAAAACTTTTTAAGAATCCTCCTATTGCACCTCCTGATAGTTTATCAATAAATGATGCAACTCCCATAACAGCATCTTTAATACCTATAATAACACCTTTAATAGTGAATAGTACATTTTTAAATCCAGTTTTAAAAGCTTTAGATTCTAAAAATGTAAAGAATGTAGCTTCTAATTCTTTTAACCCAGTACCAAATACATCTAAGAATAAATCACCTATAACTACAGCTATACGTTCCATCACACCCAACCCTGCATCAAGTTTGCCTAACATTGGCAATGCTTTTTCAGCTAACTTGTATTGCTTATCTACTAGATCGTGTTTCATCTCAGCATGCTTTGCTTCCTTTTCTCGCTGATCAGTTGTTTTCTGCAATTGTCCTACTGTAAGCCCTACAGCTGAAGCTAGAGCTCTTTGTTGGTAAGGCATCATTTTATTAAATTTATCTAGACCTCCAACCTGCCTCATTACCTCTTCCATTGCTCCAGCTTCATCACCTTGCATAGCTAACATTCTAGCTTTTTGGAAATTAAGATCCATCCCAGTGATTAATTGAGCTTCCATTTCTTTTTCTATAGATGTCTCAAAATCTAGTAAACCTTCAGACACTTTAGCCATATCATCTAAAGTTAAACCTAAACGCCTAGCTTGAACTGCAGATTTAGCTAGTTCGTCAGCTGAACCGCTAAACGTAGCTAAGGTATCACCTGAAGCAGCAGCTATATCTTGAAACACCTGCTGTGGATTTAAACCTGCTTGTTCTGCCATTTGATAAGTCAAATCAGTCATATTGACAGCAGCTTCACTTGATTGACCGTTTACCATCATAAAATTACTAAGAACTTTAGCTGATGATTCATCACTTAATCCGATCGATAATTTTAACTCGGCCATAGTTTTAACTAGATCACCGGTTACATAATCAACTTTACCCATTTCATCACCTAGTGCTACTATTGCATCAACTGATCCTTCGAGGCTACTAGAGAATCCTTCTCCCATTTCATAGAAACGCTTTTTAATTAAATCAGCTTTCTGTAATATCTTATCTTGGTAAGGGCCTGCTCCAGCTAGTTTTTTATTAACTCGATCCATCTCTTCTGCTAACTCGTTACCACGTTGACGCATGGTTTCAAATCTTTGCAATCCAATTGCAAGTAGACCAGTAAATAGTGTTAATGGATTAGTAACTATATCTTTTAAAGTGTTAAATATTTGACCAGCGGCTCCTAACTGGCCATCTATCGCTTCTTTTATATTATTCTGTATTTTTTCTTGTTTATCAAGAACTTCTGTTTTTTTAGAAAGAGTCTTAAACTGAGTTTCTAATGTACCTAGTTCATCCATTCGCTGCTTCTGCATTGCAGATAAGCCTTTACTTTCACGTTGCTGTAATGAGTCAATTTCAGATCTAATACTTTTAATCTTATCTTCAAAAGGAATCCGTTGCTTCATGAAATTATTAAGCTCACTTGCTCGTTCAGCTACCTGAGCTGCTGCAGAGTTATAATCATCATAATCACTTATAGTTTTTTCTAAGATATTTCTATCCTCTCGCTTCATATCTAAAAGATTTTGTGTTTGAAGTGAAATAGATTTTAATTTATTATCTTGGACTTTTAAAAGATTTAAAGTTTTTTTCTCTATACCATGTAATGCGTCAGCTTCCATATACATCTTCTGCTGTAAATCTGATATATTTTCATAAGCAGTCGCCATATCGTGAACTTGATCTAACTGTTTACCGGTTAAATCAATGTTCTTTTTATGTTCATTTGCAACCTTCGGACCTGACTGATTATAAGCATCAGGTCCAACACCTTTTACAATATTTCTACTATTCTTTTTAGCCATGATTATCTACTAATTCCCTCTCATTCTTTTAAGATCAGATGGATCTAAATCACCATGAGTTCGTTTCATTTGCTGTTCCATTTCAGCAGCAGTTTTCTCAAGCTCTTTAGATAGTTTTAATAATTTTGGATTAGTTTTAATAGCTGCAAAATATTTTAGTTTCATTGCATTATTTTTACCTAATAAGATTTTTAGCAGCCAATTAAAGGTGCTTTCACTTATAATAGTTTTCTTTGTATTTTTCATAGGACTCCCTTTACATAGTTTTACATATATAAATATGTAATACCTAGAAAACCTACTGTTTTACCGTGGGGGGACTAAATATTTCTGACCTACCTGAAGAGTGATTATCAGAAGCTTTTTGAGCTTCAGCTCTCTCAGTATTAATCTTCTCTATCTGTTTAAGGTAAAACTGACGGAGGTACCTAGGCATATTATAAACTTCATCATGAGTAAATCCACCTTTACCGTAAAAGCAAAGCATGAAAACTTCTTCATGAATTAAAGCTCTATGCTTCGGAGCTAGGCCAAAAAAAGCCGGCGTCGATAGGCATATCGACAGTCTCCGTATGTGAACAACTATCGCATTCGAAGTTGAATTTAGTTATTACATCCGGAGCAGCTTCTCTCATATAATTACGTAATGCTAAAGAGTCTTGTGCAAATAATTCATTATCTACAAAATCTCGTATAGCTTTTGTATCACGATTACCGTTGATAGCAACTATTTGATGTTTTAATCTAGTTGTAAGTGTTTTACCAGGTCCTTTTTTGTTTGCAAACTTGGCTAACCCTTTCATTTCACTTTCTAATGCTTTCTCACTTGTACCGTTCATTAATTGAAAAGTAATTGAAGATTTAGATAATGGTAATTCAAATTCAAACTCAGATGAATTTTTTGTATATTTATCAAAAGGTAGTTCTTTATTTGATAGACTAGTAAGATCTATAGTTAGTTTATTAACTTCACCACATTTAGGACAGTTAAGATCAATTTCATAATCTTTACCATAACCTAATATTCTTGCAGCTATCATTACTGCATTTTTATCACCAACTAATATATCATCGTAATTAATATCTGATACTAGAAGTGCATTGATAAGTGTATCAATAACTTTACCTTGTCTAATAAGATTTGCGGATGTAAGAATATCTTCTTCTCGTGCAGTCATGTATTTTAACTCTACTTGACCAGATGCCAAAGGGTGGTTTTCTGGATAGAACCACCCTTGGCTTGGAAGATCGATAAATTCGGTTGGAAATTTCTTTTTGTTTTCTTGTTTAGCCGTAACTTTAATGTTTTCGCTCATAACTGTTTTCCCTTTATTTTTTAATTTAATATATGTTTATTAATATATTAGAACTGTAGTATTGCATAGTCGTAAGATAATGTAATTGAAAGCATCAATGCTGAATCTGTACTCCAATCTAAACTACCTTTAGCAGTTGATTGTACGTACGCACCTTTCAATGTCCATTCTTCGACTTTATCACCTACAGGACCTAATACATTAAAAGTAATGTCCTTCTTGTAGAAATCTGCATATCCGTCACGACCAGTAACAGATTCATGAGATAGTCTAACCCATTCCATTACAGCTTGTGCTGCTGATGGTACTACTGGATCGTATAAGTCGCATGTGACTGTTCCCCAATCACCTTTACCTTTTAGCTTTCTCTTCACATTAATGTGATCAAGAGTTACCTCACCAAAAGTAATTGATGGTCTGTCGATTTTTTTAATTAAATATGCAGGAATACCATCTATATACATGATAAACCTATTCTGTGTCTTCGGCTCGAATGCCGTGAACATTGCTTCTGTTGGGTCGATTAATTGTGCCATTTGTTCTCCTCGTTTATTCTGTTTCTACATTAATAAGTATGTAGTTATATAAAAAGTATCCTTTTTTTCTGTTATTATTCAGGGAATACTGCTCCTGTTGGTAAAATATTAAAGTCTAGTATAATAAATTCTGCAGATTTAGCTGGTTGTAAGAATATCTCACCAATCATCTGATTTCTATCTATTACATCTGCTGTGTTATTAGATCCATCCATTATCACCTTGTAAGCATATAACCCTTGTCGTTGTTGTACACTTTCAAAGTATGGATTTGCTATATTTAAAAATCTATTTCTAGTTGCTGAAGTGTTATTTTCAAATACTAAGTATTTAGTTGCAGATGCAATAAATTTCTTAGCTGCTATTAATAATCTTCGTACGTTAATTCTATCTAATGCTGATGGTCTAGCTTGAAGTGTTTTTTGACCCCAGATGCAAATTCCTTCTTTAAACGTAGCAATTGGATTTACTCTACCTTCATAAAGATCATCTCTCTCTGCATGCGTTAATCTTGTTGGTACATCAATAGCTTCAGTTAAAATACCTCTGTTCAATCCAGCTGGCGCAAACCATTCGAATGCAACCTGATCATTTTTAGATATTACACCTGCCATTACTGCAGAAGGTGGTACCCATACCGGTTTATTCTTATCAGTATCAAGTATTTTAACCCAAGGCCAATATGTAGCTACGTAGTTAGAATCAAGTGGCTTAACTGTATTAGTTACTGTAGATATAGTTGTTGTATCATACCCTACTGCATCCATTAGATATAAAGCATCCCCTCTGTCCTCACATAGATTTTTAGCATGTGTAGTTACTACTGAGTGTAATCTGTGATTAGGTCCTGGAGTTACCATTAAGTTAATGTCGTATTCATCTGGATTACTTACTGCATTAATTGCTCTTTTATAAGCTTTTGAACCACCTTTTTCTGCGTTTGATAAATCAAACCCTTGCATATTAGTAGCTACTATATCACTATCCTTTGCAATAAATCTTGAAGGATTAAGTCCATCAAAACCACCTTGTAAAGGTACTATAAATTGCTTAGTTGATAGATTAATAAGTGCTCCATCAGGTGTTATAGTTAATTCTGCTCCATTTGCTAAAGAAGCTGATGGGTGTTGTGTACAATGTGATAAGTTAAAGTGCTTGTTATCCCCTACAGTTGAATCTTCTGACGGTATTGGTAGTAAGTAATTATAGTTATCTTTATCTAAATAGTCAAATCCATAATGAATTCTCTTATTGTAAACGTTATCTGCTATTTGAGTTTTCTTAAGATTGTGAGTAGTAATTGTACCACCTGAACCTATTTCTACAGTTGCATTAGTGTGACCAATAAGTGATGCTGATGGCATAGTACCTACATTTGCTATAACTGGTTGAGATAAAGCTTCAAATCCAAACGGTACTAAATCAGCTGATATACCTTGGTCTTTAACATCTTCCGGTACCTCTACTCGTATATAGTAACTTAAGTTTGCATAATCACCATAAACTGTTACTTTACCGTTTGCATCAATTTCTTGATATCTGTCACCAATAACTCTCGCAATAAAATTAGGTGAGTTAGGGTCCAGAGTTAGATTGCTGTAAGTCTCTAATATATGAGGTCTTAAATCTTTGTCACCTGATGCTGGGTAAGGTGAGTTAGCTGCATGTATAGTACCATCAACGTCTACTCTTCGTAATGTTAGAGTAAATGTACCGTAATCTGATCCAGCTACTGCACTTGAATCTTTAATATTACTAATTGCGATTTTGTATGCATAATTTTCACATGATCCATGAGATCTAGTATGAACTTTAAATAACCTAGTTGTTTTAGGTGATGCATAAGAGCCTAAATTTTGTGATACAATAAATGGCGTTCTTGCTTCATAAGCATTATTACCTGCATATGTATGCAAGTATTTATTGTCTGCTATATTTGCAGCTACTGTTACTAAACTATCTGCAGCATATGATTTTGATGCATATGAGTTAAATAACATATAATTGTATACTGGTTTGTATCTATCTTTAGGTGTTCTTCCGAATACGTTACCAAGCCAATTCTCATTCGTTGTATCTATTGAACTAGAGTAAGTTGTATTAGAAGTTAATATATTACCTGTGTCAGTATGACCAGTTGTAAAGTTTGTTTGTGGTGAGTAAGTAGTTACTCCTGTTCCTGCTTGATCATCAGTTAAATACAATGTAAATGAACCTCCGTCAATAGAACCATTCAACGTACTATCACTACCTATCTTTATAGTAAATGATGCTGTAGCTGGTCCTGCAACTGGTTGAGTTAATGATGCATCATGCCCTACTTGAGGACTAGCTACATTTCCAGTAAACTTATTACGAACTTCTATTGAATTCGCTGCTGGTAGGTTAGCAAATGCTCCCATTGTTCCTGAAGTAAATGTACCTGAGTTACCACCTTGAGTTGAAGAACTTTGGAATGTTCTTGCAGAGAATAATTTTACACCTGGTACTCTACTTGATGTAATTCTATTAATAGCTGAGGCAATAACTTGTACTATTGAACCAGATAAGTTAAGTGCATTTATTTTAGCACCAACAACTGCAGCTTGTGGGTTAGTAGTGTTAGCACTAGTAGATGAAGATGGCATAAACATTTTAATTTGTTTAGTTACTGATGGCATTCCAGTTGGTGCTGCATTTCCTAGCATATTAGTTTGCGGAGCTTTTACTCCTTGCGAACCTGTAAAGAAGAATCCAAATTTTTCATCAGCTGCTCCTCCTGCAGGATCTGGTGAAGATAATGTAAGGAAAAATCCTCTAAAAGAACCAGTTGCATTACCACCTGAACCAGTGAAATAAAGGTTTGAGATTTCTCCTACACCATCATTAAATTTAGCATTAAATTTAGCATCACTATCAACATGAGTTGGGTGTAGTACTGCGACTAACTTACTAGTACCTCCTGCAGAAGATAAACTTCCAGCAGAGGATTCTACTGCTTTAATTCCAATTAAGTTCGGCGTGTAACCTGTTAATCCAAGCACACGTATAACTGTTACTCGACCAGCACTTTTTAAATAAGATTCAACTGTATAAGGAACATAACTATCTAAAGTTTTTGGTCCGAATACTTGTACGAATTCCTTAAATGATTCTATAATTGTAGGTTCAAACGCAGGACCTTTTACTGTTGGTCCTATAATTGCGGCTCCTATCTGTGCAACACCTGCTGGTAAGAAAGATAAGTCTCTTTCTCTTGTAAATACACCTGGGCTAACTATTTTTTCTGCCATTTCTTATACTCCTAGAGTTTATATTTTAATTCTATTCAGGAAACGCTGCACCTGTTGGTAATATGTTAAAGTCTAATATAATGAATTCAGCTGCTTTAGCTGGTTGTAAAAATAATTCACCTACCATCTGATTTCTATCTATTACATCAGGTGTGTTATTAGATCCATCCATTATTACTTTAAATGCATGTAATCCTTGTCTTTGTTGTATTGATTCTAAATACGGGTTTACAATGTTTAAAAATCTATTTCTTGTTGCTGAAGTGTTATTTTCAAATACTAAGTATCTAGTAGCTGATGCGATAAACTTCTTAACTGCAATTAATAATCTTCTAACATTTACTCTGTCTAATGCCGATGGCCTTCCTTGAAGTGTTTTTTGACCCCATATACATACTCCCTGACCAGGGAATGTTGCAATAGGATTTACTCTACCTTCATAAAGATCATCTCGCTCTTCGTGTGTTACTCTATCTGCTGTTTCAATAACTTCAGTAAGTGTCCCTCTATTAAGACCAGCTGGTGCAAACCATTCGAATGCAACCTGATCGTTAAATGCTATAGCTCCTGGTACTACTGCTGATGGTGGTACCCATACTGGTTTATTAATATCAGTATCAAGTATTTTACACCATGGATAGTACGTTGCAGCATAATTGGAATCAAAAGCTTTAATTGTATTAGTAACTGTAGCGATTGAGTCACCATAGTTAGCTGCATCCATTACATAGAATGCATCTCCACGTTCTTCACATAAATTTTTAGCATGTGTAGTTACTACTGAGTGAAGTCTATGATTAGCACCTGGAGTAACCATCATGTTAATATCGTATTCATCTGGATTACTTACTGCGTTTATAGCACGTTTGTAAGCTAAAGATCCATCCTTTTCTGCAGTTGATAAATCAAATCCTTGCATATTTGCAGCTGAAATGTTTGTATCTAATCCTACAAATCTTGAAGGATTAAATCCATCAAAACCACCTTGGAAAGGTAATATAAATTTCTTAGTAGCTAAATTAATTGTAGAACCACCTGGTGTAATTGTAATTGTAAGGCCTCCAGCTAAAGATGCTGATGGATGTTGTTTCTCGTTACTTAAATTAAATGCTACATTGTTACCAACTGATTTACCCTCATCTGGAAGTGGTTTTAAATAATTATGATTATCAGATTCTAAATAATCAAAACCGTAATAAACGTTTTTGTTATATACATTATCTAGAATTTGTGTTCTCTTGCTAACTGATGGGTTTGTCTGTCCAATAATAGATGCAGATGGACAAGCTGTTACGCCATTGGTTGTCATTGAAATAGGATCAGTTAATGCTGCATGACCAAATGGAACTAATGTAGGTGGTATACCTTTATCTTTAACATCTTCAGGAACTTCTACCCATATATGTCTTGAAAGATTAGCATAATCACCTTTTATTGTTACTTTACCATTAGCATCAAAAGATTGAAACTTATCACCAATGACTCTCGCAATAAAATTAGGTGAGTTAGGGTCTAGAGTTAAGTTGTTAAACTGCTCAATAATTTCTGGCCTTCTATCTTGATCATTGCTATTTGCAAATGGTGATAGTTGACTGTGTATAGTTGAATTTACATCAACACTTCTTAATCTTATTGAGAATGAACCGTATTCACTACCTGCAACTGTGCCAGCTGCTCTAATATTATCGATAGCTATTTTGAATTCGTAATTAGTAGCTGACCCGTGTGCTCGTCTATGAATTTTAAATAAATCTATTACCTTACCACCAATTTTCTGTGATTGTACAAATGGTGTTCTAGCTTCATATTCATCTTTATTAGTATTATATAATGTACTTAAATCTAAAGTTTTTCTACCTCTTGTTGTTACAGTTGTTATACCGTTAGCGGGGCTAGAATTTGCATTTGATCTTGAAGCTTCGTTACTAAAGAATACGTAGCTATATACTGGTTTCTTTCTATCCTTAGGTGTTTTACCAAATACTTTTGATATAAAGTTAGCAGATGCTGGATTCAATGACATTGAATAAGCTGTATCACCTGTTGCTGCTGAACCTACATGATTTGGTTTAGTTGCTACAGGAGCTTGAATTTGATGTCCTGTAATACCTACTGTAGTATTAGTTGCTGGAGCATAATCTGCAGCAGAACCTGATAAAAGCATTACAAAACCTGAACCTGATACATCTAGTATAGATCCTGAAGTTGCAGTGAATTTAGCATCATCATCAACTTGTGATGGATGAAATGCTGCTACTGTTTTAGATACTTTAGCTGCTGGTAATCCTAGATCAGCGGTTACTGTTACTAATCCATTAGTAAGTGTGTACCCTTTTAATCCTAGGACTCTTACTATAGTTACACGACCTGCACTTTTTAGGTACGATTCAACTGTATAAGGTACATACGATTCTTTAGATTTAGGTCCAAACACCTGTACGAATTCTTTGAAAGATTCGATGATAGTTGGTTCAAAAGCTGGACCTTTTACTGTTGGTCCTATAATAGCTGCTCCGATTTCTCCGATAGCTGCTGGTAAGAAAGATAAGTCTCTTTCTCTGGTAAATACACCTGGACTGACGATTTTTTCTGCCATAATTAGCGACTCCTATGTTTAAGATTGGGCTGGCTTAAATTCCCCGGTTAGTGGATCTAATGTACCTGCGCCGTATTTATCATTTAATTCCTTGACTAGTGTTCGTTCTTGTTGCTCTAGATCAATAATTTCTTTTTTTAACTTCGTTTCAGCTTGTTGTGCAGTGTCTAGTTGTCTTTCTAATTGAAATTTTTGAAAACTTAACTGTCCAAACATTGCTGTTTTTTCTTGGTACGTTTTTTGTACCTCTTTAATCTTGTCCATCTCTGTGGATGTAAACTTAATTGCTTCTGACATAACTTAACTCCTTGTTTTTAATAAAATTGACATACTAAACCTCGATGTAGTCTTTAATAAATATCCTAATTTATACTCAAACACTCTGTTTTATGTTATCTAAATAGTGTTATACTACCTACTATGTAGATGGCAATATCCCAGGCTCGCTGGTATGTGAACTAGGTGAACACTTAACTATTATCCATTCATCTGATTTTAAGGTATCTGCTATTTCAGCTATAGTATACCTAGTTATTGAATTAATAATAGATGGGTACTTACCTTCGCTATTTGATATTATCTTCATAATGCATTTAGTTTTATCAGTATTATACCTAGCATGAGATAAGAACGTCTCACTAATATTACCGATACTAGCTAGTTCTGATTCTGTATGATCAGCTACTGTAATAATTATGTACTGTGTTGTTTTCATATTATATTGTGTCAGGTGGAATTTCACTTACCCAAGTACCACCATTATTTAAAGCCGGTAAAGTATCAGATTCACATTCATCAAAAGCTACAAAGAAACCTAGATTCTGAGTTGAACTCCATACAGGGTAAGAGAGTGTTCTTCTACCTGATAATGTTTGACTAGTTAAAGCTCTTCCAAAATCTTCCTCGTGATACTCACTTACCCTGTTATCTGTACTCTGTAACCTACTATCTAAAGAACTATCATTTCGCTTTCCTCTAAACTTCCATACTGCATGCAGTCTGTCTACACCTCCAGTGAATTTAACTGGTGCAGCTCCTCCGTCAGATCTAACATAATCAGATCCAAATGTATTACTGTAAGCTATTGGTGTATTTCCTGATGCTCCACCATAACCTTGAGTTATGTCTAAACTACCACTATTATCAGCTGCTTCAATTATATTAAATTCACCAATCTTACAAACCAAGTTAATTGCAGCTACAAAATTTCCACAACAGGCAAGATTATCCATATTAGACCCATTATTACCAGTATATATTACTGCATAAGAGCCGTCTGCTTGAAGAGCTCCGTTGGTTTGACCTCCTCCAATAAATTTGAATACATAATCATTACCTGCTATATCAGTTAAAGTAATAGTTTCATTAGTTGGTTTAGCACTATCGCCTGTAAAGTCTAAATTATCTACTATAGCATGTATATCTAAAGCTTTATCATAATCACTAGTATTAACATGGTATTGAATTTGATCGATGTTTTGTCTTAATGATATACCAATAGCATCATTTACATCTAGTGCAATATTTCCCCAGAAAACTGCGTCATGTACTGTCATAGCTAGATAATCTGATTGATTTCTCCCTATATAAGCTGCAAACTCAAATTCAGCTGCTAGGTAAGCATCTACCTCTCCTTGTGTATGTCCTGATCCATGATTAACATTAGGTGCAAATGGTATATCATAGGAATTTGGATAGTGGTATTGAACACCACCAGTTCCTCCAGAGCCATTTGGTACATGGTCTATAAAAGCTCCTCCACTTTCTTCATCTACACCATCTATATACAGTCTTATATCACTAAACCCATACCAAGTTGCTACTATATTGTACCAAGTATCTGCTACTATTTGAGTTGTTTGACTTTGAAGAATTCTTCTCTTTGTGATACCATTACCATAATGCATATTTCCGTGTCCTATACCAATTCTAGCTCCATCACTTAAAGTACCTACTAATCCAAGAAAAGGACCAGACCAGTAACCATTTTCAGAATCTGTTCCTATAGAGGTTGGGTTAGGTGCACCGTTAGCTGCATGTGTTTTTAAGATAAAATGCTTCATGTCACCACCGAGTACATGATTCAATATAACATCTGAAATAGTTGAAGCGGGAAATTTTACCCAAAATGACCATGACATTGGTGTATCAGGGCAAAAAGCATTGGGACCTTGCAAACTTGAGAAAGCTGCCTGACGTATAGCTCCGCATTTCTCACCTTGAAGATCAATAAAATCTGATACTCCATCAAGCTGTAGAGATTTACCACGAAATGCGGGACTTTTTCTAGTAGATAATGGTGTGAATGATCTATAAGCCATAATTATCTCCTATTACCATGCAGCTTCTGGAATTACGCGTTCTTGATATTGAATTGAAACACCTAGTA